CCTGGGCTGGCACTCCTAAGCTAATCTAACAGCGATCTGAAACGATCTCCAGCTAGTCAGGCCGGTTACGTTGTCGCCAATTTGATTTGCCGTCCCCAGAGTTCCAGTAGTATCTCTAACATACTTAACATAGTTAGAGATACTTTTATCTTGAGGAATTGCGTATTTCTCATACGCCAACCACCATTTAACGAACTCCTCGAACATTGGATGGTATCTGCAGTTTTCCAAAATGCTAAGACTGCGTAGAGCAAAATAACTTTTGCCGTCCAATTCGTAAGATTCAAAGTCCGTAAATCGTTCAGGGTAAACTAGTCTATTTAAAGCTCTAAACGTAGGATACACCCCTTTGATTTCACCATCTTCCATATAATCAGGGTGGAAGAGGTTTTGAAGGTAAAGATAGTAGTTACTTGAGACTACCGTTTTATCTTTGTTCAGCTGTAGACCACAATCTTCATATCTTGAAAAGATTAACTGTGGATCGTGAGTAGCAGTAGCAAAGTCATCACCAAGAAATTGACTGAGTTCAATAGGTTGATTACATACTTTTCTATTTGCGATACTTCCAACCAAGTTAGTGAATTGTGAGCCTGACGGTATACCATGTTTCCCGTAATAAACACCATCTGGCAGTAACATGGGTTTAGTTCCAAAACGATAAGCAATCTCGTTAAACACGGGATGGTATGCTGAATTAATTAAGAATCTCATCTCGCTGAAAGAGAGGTCCTGAAGCTCTTCTTGTACAGAACGATCGAAAAACTCAATATCTCCTGAGACACAAGAAAGACCTAACCTCACGGTTTCGGAAAGTAATCTTGTCATTTTAGTGTTCACTTCACTAGGACCTATCATTGCGGAGTAACAATTTAGTTTCCGGTAATAATTGAAAAGAGGAACGAAATAAGCGGATTCTATAATTATGTCGCTTTTAGGTTGTCCGTTAACAACCCTAGTTTTGCCCAGCTCTTGCGTACGTACGAAAGGAACCGTTGGCCAATTGGCTTCATAATCTCTCTTTAAATTATCATAAATCTCGTTTAAAACTTTATTAGTACGCATCAAATATGGTAAACCAGAATTTGTTGCTCGTTTAATTCCGCTAAATGCTTCTGCTTGCGCTATCGGTCTGATGTTCCCGCGATCTTCAGAATTTAGTGGCCTTGGATCCAGGTGATCACACTTAACGTGTCGAGATTCGAATGTTGAAATAACGTCCTGTTTGATACTAGAATAAGGTTGCGCGATCGAACGGGGACCGTACTTACTCATCTGATTATGTTCGATTTCCAACAATACTGAATTCATTCGACTAGAGTTCGAATCAAATTTCCTTTTCCATGAATCGAACAATTCTTCCGGCCCAACCCTTTTACCAATGGGTGTGATTAAGACGGTGTCATCACCTGACTCTAGTCGTGAAAGAATGACGGACAGTCTTAACCCTTGTTGCCGCTCTAAACGGTCTATAACTTCAGAAACAGGTTTAACAGTGTGCCCCATACTCATAAGAATGAATTAAGTTAATATACCTTAAGAATTATCCTTGGATCCAGCGAACTTCTTACTCATCTTCTTTCGTCCAAAGCTCTTTTGAGAAG